CTGCGCCTGTTGCCGCCCCTGGTCAATCACCTTTTGCAGCATTTCCTGAAGCTCTTGCGCTCGGCGCTCGGCCTCGTGGCGCTGCCTGGTGATTTCGTCAATGCGCTTTTGGAACCAAGGCTTTTTTCGGATGGCCTGTTCCTCGGCTTCTTCTTCGTCCTGCTTTTTCTTCGCTTCGGCCTCGTCTGCCGCTTTCTTCTCGGCGTCGAGTTGTTCCGGCGTCTTTTCAACGCCGTCCTGCGCGGCGGGCTGTTCCGCTGGTGCTGCGCCCTCTGCCGGAGGTGTTTCCTGGTTCAACGCTTCTTCTGCCATTTGGTCCTCGCTTCTGCCCGGTCTTGCCGGTGGTGATTGCCTGGCATTTCTGCCAGTGAACTTTATATCAAAACGCCCAACTGTCGGAGCGTACCCATCACGACCGCCTGCGCTATCTGCGCCATGCGCTGCTCACCGTCTGCGCCATCCTGCATCACCGCTTGCTGCTTGCTTTGCAAGTCGATCACCTTGCCCTGGTTGTCAAGCTGCTTCCCCTGCAAGTCCAGTTTGCCCTTTGCCATGTCCAACTCTATGCGCGGGTCTGGCGGCGGTTGCTGCGGCTGCGTCATCTGCTTGACTTCTTCGGCGATCTCCTGGCTGTCCGGCCAATCCAGGTTTTTCGCTATCCTCGGCACCAAGACCGGCAAAATCTGAGGCGCGGCCTGCGCCAGTTGCACCATGCCGTCAGCGGCTTCCATGCGGCGGGTCATATAGCCGGGTCCGGCGTCTACCACCACATCATATTTCCCGAGGCTTAAATCGTTGGCTATGATCTCCCCTGTTGCCGGGTCAACGATGTTGATTTTAACCCACGCTGAATTTCCATCCGGCGCAACGGTAATTTGCTGCTGCTGCTGGCCCTGGCCCATGCTTTTTTTCAGGTCGTCGCCCATGAGCCTGACAACGCGCTCGGTGTCGTAAATGCGCGGGATCAGGTCCACAAGTATTTTCCCGGTATAGCGGATCGCCTTGACTTGGTTGTCCGCGAAAACGTAGGTAGCAGTATCACCCTCTCGCTGCCTGGCGATGATGGCGCGGCCGGAGGTCTCGTTGCCCTGCTTGCCAAGCGAAGCGTCAAATAGCCCGGTGGTGCTTTTAATGTCATCGCTGGCAACCATCAAGAAATTGGTTATCCCAACCGTCGAAACGTCTAAGCTCTGCCGCTGCGGTACGCCTCCTGCGGTGGGGTCCGAGTTGTACTTGAGATAAGCCGATGGCCGTCTGAAAGCGTTGTTCCAATCGGCTTCGTAGCCCTCTATCTGCCGCTCTGTTACCAAGTACGGCTGCTTGGGGCCAAGCGCCAACACCTCAATGGCGTTAGCCGCCCCCCAGTTGTAAAGCCGTTGCGGATCGCGGGCCTGACGGGTTGCGCTTCGCAATACGCGCTTGCCGTCAATCCAGATTTCCTCCCCGATCTCTCGGATAATCGGGATATAGCGCCCGGCCCAATCCTGCGGACCTTCCAGAATTTGCGAGCCGGTCAGCTTGCACCATTTGACCTGTTCGTCTTTGGCTTTGCGCTCGCGCTTGAACTGCAACGGCTCGGAAAATCCTTCCGCATACACCCACTTGGAGGCCGGCTGTCCAGGCGTTTCAACGATCTGCCCCGTGGCCGGGTCGATCTGCTGGACGGGCGGTGTTTCCGGCTGCTCGAATACCTGTGCTTTCTTGACTTCTATTACTCGGCCGTCGGCCAATTCGAACAAGTGGCGTGTGACCGGCTCTTTATACCAATACTCGGCAATCCGAACCTTGTCGCCGTCGATCCAGTTGTCGGACCTGGCTTCGTCGTTTTCCCAATCAACCGGCTCGGCGTCTGGGTACTGCGCCTCAAATTCTGCCTTGGTCAGCTCGTCCGTGACAAAGCAAAATTTAGCATCGCTGTAGTCTTGCTCCACCGATGCAGGATCGAAAAACACTGAGAACGGGTTGTGCAGACGCTTGATTCTAATTTCCTGGTCGAACGAATCCCCAGCGTATTCGGTCAACACGCGCCAGTGCCCGTAGCCTCCGCGTACAGAGCATTCGTGCCCGTAGTCATAGGCGCTCTCGGCGTCGGATACGTTTTCGATGTTGCGGATTAACCCGGTAAACACTTCCGCAAGAAACGGGTCCGAACCGCTGTCAACGGGCCTGACTTTAATCTTCGGCCTGTTCTGCCTGGCGTCTCCAAGGATTTGCTTGTTCGTGCCGGCGACTTTGTTGATGACCGGGCACGGTCGGCCCTTGCGGTCGGATAGTTCTTCCTTTTCCCACTGCTCGCCGTTGTCGAACTTGATGTCTTTATCGGCCTTCTCGCGGATGTCGGCCTCGCCTTCCTGGCAAAGCTCGAAACGATCCCGCGCAAGCCTCAAAAGTTCGTCGTCTGTTTTCTTTGCCATTACAAACTCGCCCACGATTGCGCCGGCTGCTCGATGGCCCGGCGTCTTTTTGGCTTAGTCTCTGCAAATCGTTTCATCATTAGCGCATAACGTGTCGCGCTAATAATATCGTCAAACTCTTTAACCACCTTGCCGTCCTTGCGATGGTAAAGGCGGAACTCGTCGAACCAATCAATCAGGTGCCGGAACACCTTAAGGCGTCCGGTCTGCATCCGCTCCAACATATCCATCAAGCCGGCCTCAACCCCGCTCGTGCCATCGTCAAACGTGGCCCTCTCAGGTAGCATGCTTAGCCCTTGCACCGAGTACAAAGATGCAAGCTGCTCGCCGCTGCCCTTGTCGTGCTGCAAGGCGTCATGCGGCCAGGCCCACGGGAGCCAATCGCCCCACGGCTTTAACGCTGCGGAATGAATTACCGGCGTTTGCTCTTTAGCCCGGTAGCAGTTGACAACGTATATTTTATCCGAATCACGGTCCCACGCTAAATGCGCGGCCGCTGTGGGGTGATCCCATCCGAAGTCAAGCCCTCCGATTTGCGCCCAGTACTCAGGGATTGCAAACGGCTCACATTTGATAGCTTCCTCAGCAATCGGAAATATTCTTCCAGAGCCGAGAATCGGCGTTCCCTTCGCCCGCGCTTCGCGTTCGTGTTCTGGATAACTGGCAATTATCCGCTCGCGTTCCTCCGGCGTGTAATGTCCGGCGTCTTCAATCGTCATGTTGATGTCGGCGCGGTCATCGTTAGGCTCAAGCATGAAGCGCCTTATTACATCGCTCATGCCGAGCAACGGCGTGGCCGTGATAAACACTATCCCGCCGGTCGCGTTCGTGCGTGTCACGCCTTCAGAGTAAACGTCTGGAGGCGGCTCCTCGTCGTTCCAAACGAGATGGACAGTATCGCCCTGCCATTTCTCGCGCCCTTTTTCGTAGGACTTGAAATAGCAAAGGCTATCGCCGCCTAAATCGCTTTTCACTCTAACAAAATCGAATAGCCCGCTAATACCACGGGCAAGGACCGGATCGCCAACTATGGAGCGCCCTGGTACTGTTCCTGTACCGATCTGACCAGGACGGCCGAATAGTATCCGCTGCGGATTGTCGCGGGTGCTTTCGCCGGTCACGCCGCCAACCCATGCGATGATTGACCGCGTGAACCGCTTGCCGGTCCACCAGTCGGGATAGCGCCCTGTTAGGTGCATGGCAGTTTCCATGCCGCCGGCAAGCGTATTGTGATGAACCACACCTGCGGTTATGTAGTTCTCAAATCCAGGTACTGTAAAATCAAATATATCCTTGCTTCCAACCGGCTGATATGCTATGACACGATTACCGTCATTGAAAGGAGAAACCAATGAGAATTCATCGTGAAACACTTCGCAAAATGATTGAAGATGATCTTCTAACTCAAGTCCAAGCAGCAAATCTTCTTGGATGCAACCGCACATCTGTTGAACGGGCTTGCAAGAGGTTTGGCCTGAAAACTCAACGCACAGGCCCACGGAGCGGCCCAGGACATCCAGATTGGAAGGGTGGTCGTTATATCGTCGGAGGGTACATGTATGTATGGTCTCCGGATCATCCGTATCGCACAAAGGCTGGATATGTCTCTGAACAGCGTCTTGTTGTCGAATCCAAGATCGGGCGGTATTTAACTCGCGGAGAAGTTGTCCATCACCTGAATGGCGATCGCCTTGATAATCGCCCTGAAAATCTCCAGCACTTTTCAACCAACGCCGAACATCTTCGATGCGAGTTATCAGGTCGATCCCCGAATCACACCCCGGAAGGGCTGGCCAAAATGGCAGAAGCTGGCCGACAAACTCAAATCCGGAAGAAGTTAGCACGCGATGTCTGATGGATGCCTCGAACCATCTCCCATTTGACATCCAAATCCTGACGCATGGGTCTGGCGGCTTACGTATTGGCATTAGTGCCAGCGCTCTAACGGGCCGATATCCATCCCAAGCCATTACGTAGAACGGCTCTCCGCGAGAATATAACTCGCCAGCCTGCTTTTGCGTTCCGTCATACAAATCTATAAGTGTTTGATATGTTACACATTTGCCAAGCTGATTACCAGCACGGAAAAGGCGCTC